CTGTAACAGAATAATTTAATAATGGCAACAGCACAAGCAAATCAAAAAGTATTCGTATCACCAGGCGTTTACACATCGGAAACCGACTTATCATTCGTAGCCCAAAGTGTGGGGGTAACGACATTAGGTCTTGTTGGAGAAACAATAAAAGGTCCAGCATTCGAACCAGTATTCATAACAAATTACGATGAGTTCCAAGCCTACTTTGGTGGAACCGAACCCGTTAAGTTTTATAACACTCAAATCCCAAAATATGAGGCGGCATACATTGCTAAATCATACTTGCAACAATCAAACCAATTGTTTGTTACAAGAGTATTGGGTTTGTCGGGTTATGATGCGGGTCCGTCTTGGAGTCTTTCATTAATTGCCAATGTTGACCCAACAACAATTGGTGTACCGTCAAACGCAACAACGTTTACCGCAACATTTACAGGTACGTCAACAGGAAACACTGTTACGTTTGTTAGTGGAGCATTACCTGCACAAGTTCAGGCAAATTTAAATGTTCAATACAGATTACAAGACGGTTCAACGTCTACAATACAAGACGACTTTAATGTTTATTTGGGTGATATAATTGATAATCCATCTCTTTCAGCGACAACATCTGTTGTTTATGGTTCAATTCCTGATGATGATTACACTCCATTAATTAACTTATACCCAGTTGTTCAAAATCCGTATAATTGTATTAATGATTTTGAACTTAACGATTTATCGGCTTCTTCAAATGACCCTTGGTATTATGCTAACTTTGATATTTCTTCAGGAAATAATTATACAGGTTATTCATTCTACTACGCAGTTACTAATTTGGTATCAGGAGGAACTGGTATTTTCACAGGTACAATTACGGGTGAATCATATTCATTCACAGGTACTGCTTACACAGATTTCAATAATATGGTTGTTGGTACTCTTCGTTCAAGAGGTATTTCAGAATATGTTAATAGTTCTAGTAGTATTGACCACGGACCTGTTTACGAAGTTGGTATTGATTACGCTAACGACAATGCTTGGGTTCCAAATAATTTACAATTAATTTGTACTGGACAATATTCAGGTATAACTGACACACCATATGGAACATTCTTGTTATCTGGTGTAACTAAAGATAATAATACATTCTCATTAGAAACTTCATTATTGGCTTCTTCTGCAAAATACATTACAAAAGTATTGGGAGTTGATAACTTTGGAAAATCAAGATTCCAAGTTCCAATTTATGTTGAAGAAATTTATCAAGGAAGTTTAAATTACGCTTATAGTCAAGGATATATTCGTGGATTAAATTGTGATTTAATTGCTCTACCTAGTGCTAGAAGTCAGTCAAGTCAATCAATCGCTTGGAATTTAGAAAAATACCAATCACCTGAAACACCTTATTTAGTTTCTGAATTAAGAGGTAATAAAGTATATGACTTATTTAAGTTTATATCAATTTCTGATGGAGATTCCGCAAACACTGAAATTAAAGTTTCAATTGCAAACTTATCATATAACAATATGTCGTTTGATATTTTTGTTAGAAATTTCTTTGATACTGATGCAAACCCTGTTGTAATTGAAAAATTCACAAATTGTACAATGGACCCAGGTTCAAATAACTTTGTTGCGAAAAAAATCGGTTCATCTAATGGTGAGTTTGCGTTGATTTCAAAATATATCATGGTTGAAATGGCTAATGAATATCCAATCGACGCATTACCTTGTGGTTTCTACGGTTACACACAAAGAGAATATGAAGACGCTGCAATTTATTCATCACCATATCCTAAATTTAAAACAAAATATGATTATCCTGGAGAAGTTATTGCTAACCCACCTTTTGGAACACCTGTTGGTGGTTCAAATACTGTGGAATCTCCTGGTGATATTGTAAGAAGAACTTATTTAGGTTTTTCAACACAATATGGAATTGATGAATCATTCTTAACTTATAAAGGAAAACAAAACCCACAATCAAATTGGGCATTAGCAACTGACTCGTTCAAATGGAATTACTTGAGTAAAGGTTTCCACATGGATTCGGGAGCAACTGTTGTTACAATTGCTAACACTTCAATGACAAGTGGTCAAACAGCGTTTGAATGTGGTGTTGCGGAATTTAGAGCAGACCCAGTAACACAAGAAAATCCATATTACTTTATATACTCAAGAAAATACACAGTATGTTTCGCGGGTGGATTTGACGGATGGGACATTTACAGAGAATGGAGAACTAACCAAGACAGATTCCAATTAGGAGCGTCGGGTTATTTGGCAGGTACTGCACCATCTTCAAGATATCCAACAGCAACTGGTGATGGATTGTTCAAGAGAATCATTGTTCAAAATAACACTCAAGATTTTGCGAATACTGACTACTACGCTTACTTACTTGGTATCTTAACATTTGCAAACCCTGAAGCGACTAACATTAACGTATTTGCAAGTGCAAGTATTGATTATGTTAATAACTCAAATCTTGTAGAAGAAGCAATCGACATGATTCAATACTCAAGAGCTGACTCAGTTTATATCTGTACAACTCCTGACTACCAAATGTATACACCAGATTCAACAAGTTCTTTGGATATTATTTATTCACAAGAAGCGGTTGACAACTTGGATAATACGGGAATTGATTCTAACTACACTGCAACTTACTACCCTTGGATTTTAACAAGAGATACTGTAAACAATACACAAATTTACTTACCACCAACAGGTGAGGTTTGTAGAAACTTAGCATTGACTGATAACATTTCATTCCCTTGGTTCGCATCTGCGGGTTACACAAGAGGTCTTGTAAACTCAATCAAAGCTAGACAAAAACTTACACAAACAGATAGAGATACGTTGTATCAAGGTAGAATTAACCCTATCGCAACTTTCTCTGATGTTGGAACTGTAATTTGGGGTAACAAAACTTTACAAGTTGCTGACACAGCACTTAATAGATTGAACGTAAGAAGATTATTACTTCAAGCTCGTAAGTTGATTTCAGCAGTAGCGGTAAGATTATTGTTTGAACAAAACGACCAAATCGTTAGACAACAATTCTTGGATAGTGTTAACCCTATCTTGGATTCAATCAGAAGAGATAGAGGTTTATACGATTTCCGTGTAACTGTTTCATCTTCACCTGAAGACTTAGATAGAAACACATTAACAGGTAAAATTTACTTAAAACCTACGAAGGCATTAGAATTCATCGATATCGAATTCTTTATTACTCCAACAGGAGCTTCGTTTGAAAATATTTAATAAACATAACGGGGGTACAATTAGTACCCCCTTTATTTGCCAAGTATGAAAAGACAACTTAGAGAGGGATTTAAGGCTGAGGGAACACCAGATATGAAATATTATGCGTTTGATTGGGATGATAACATTGTTCATATGCCAACAAAGATAATGTTAAAAACTGAAGATGGTGATGAAGTTGGTATGAGTACAGATGATTTTGCGGAATACAGAAGTAAAATTGGAAAAGAAGATTTTGATTATAATGGTGATACCATTGTTGGATTTTCTGAAGAACCATATAGAAACTTTAGAACCGCAGGTGACAAAGATTTTTTGGTTGATGCTATGAGAGCAAAACTTGGACCGGCATTTAATGATTTTAGAGAAGCAATTAATAACGGGTCAATATTTTCGATTATTACTGCGAGAGGTCACAACCCCAACACTTTAAAACAAGCCGTTTACAATTATATTATTGACGGGTTTCATGGTATAGATAAAGACCAACTCGTTAAGAACCTTAAAAAATACAGGTCGTTTTTTGACGAGGAAGATATGACGGACGATGAATTAATCAAATCGTATTTGGACCTTAACAAATATCACCCAGTGTCTTTTGATGATGAAGAAGGTGCTGCCAACCCTGAAGAAGCAAAAGTTCGTGCGATGGAAGAGTTTGTTTCTTATATTAAGAAAATAGCAAAAAAGTTAAATAAGAATGCCTTTATTAAAAATGATGTATCTAATAACTTTGTTCCAGAGCAACCTAGTATTGGATTTTCAGATGATGATATTAGAAATGTAGAAGTAATGAATAAATATTTTAAAGATAAACCAGATAATATAGTTAAGACTTATTCTACTGCTGGAGGCATTAAAAAGGAATATAAGTAGATAATAATCTCGACAAAATAAAAGTAAAGAGAAAAATTTTTTAACAAGACTATATTTATAGGATATAAACAACAAAAAAAAAACAAAAAAA